AAAACTGGAACATCCTTCTTTTTGCTTCCAAAAAATCATCAATTAACATAGATCTTGCATTGTCTGCTTTGCAAATTGCTCTTACCATATCCTCCAATGTATTTGCTTTTAATTGTAGCTCCACGCACTCATAAGGTCTTTTCCCTTTTACTTTTTTTATCTCATATCCCCTGTATTTCATTTTCCCACCTCTTTATTTTAATTATACCCCATTTATTGTAAAAAATAAATTTTGAGATATAATGTATTGAGGTGATTATAATGTTATTAAGAACAGGAGAACAGATTGAAAACGACTTATTCCATATATTTGAGACAGTAGATCTCGACTATGAAGAAATAGAGAAAAAAGTAAAAATAGATGCCGAAACAATAGAAAGTATTGTTTCAGGAAATGAATTTTCTTATATAAAAGAGTGGCTAAAGCTTATAAAGTTTACGACTAAAGAAATTGAATATATAGAATGTAGTGATACGATCATGCAAATTCAAGAGGATATTTTTCTATATGGAGCAAAGAAAATGTATAAATTAAAACACAAAAAAAGAAGTAGAAAGCACATAAAATTCATAGAAGTGATAGACTACGAAATAATGGAAGAAGAGAACTTTGGAACTTTTCTGACATTATCAGAAATACTTTTACTGTTCGAATTTCAGAATAGTATCATATAAAAAAAGAAAGGGCAATCTTTACGACTGCCCTATATAAATATTCCTATTCCTTTTTTTATTTTTTCCTTATTAGCTTTTATAGTGTCATCTGTTTCTTCAAAAACTCCAAATCTGTCAAATCCTACAATTAGAACTAGCACTATTGCATTAGTCCCGATTAAAAGCCACATGTCTTCTCTTTTAGATTTTTCCTCTATATAATGAAAGAGCCGCTCAGGATATTTATTTCTCAATTCTGTTTTTATCATTGCCAAATTCTGCTTTCTCTGATAGCTTCTTAATTTTAATGTCATAACTGAGTTTAAAAAAACTAGCCCTAACATTATTATAAGAAATTTACGGCTTCTGTGATATGTTTTCATTTTTATCACTCCGTTTCTTTACAAATCCGAACTTTTCTAGCAATAGTTCTAAAAATCCTGTACTGATTCCATATCTTTTTTGGTTTACTGTTTCCAAGAGTGCCTCTCCAAAGAATCCTAAGACTGGACTTAACGGATACAAGAACTCCGCTTTTAGATGACCTATGACTTTATTAAGTGAAAGGGCAATAGCCATTGTCATTCCAGCAACGGCTATTCTTTTTACGTACGGTTTTACTGGTTGGTTATCTATCATTTTCTGTGCAACTACACCAAACAGCACTCCTGAAAAAAACAATATAAGGAAAAGTCCATGATTATCTATAATTTCCTGCAAATCCTTTAACATTAAGTAATCCCCCTATATTCCAATAGAAATTTTTTCTTCCCCTAAAATACTATGCACTATTTCTTCAACATTTACTATTTTTTCAAGTTCATCTGCTCCTTTTAACATCAGTTCTTCAGAAAATACTTCTATGTTATCAGGGATATACGGATTATTTCTTTCCTGTGCTTTTCTCACAAAATCTTTAAATTTTGCAAAGAAATTATTTTTTACAGCTTCTAATTTCTGAATTCCTGTTTTTGCTCCAAAGATTATTTCTTTTTCTAAAACTTCCTTCCTTGTAAAATCTACTAACATTCCCACTAAAATCATTTGTAATTGTGCATTCATTTACATCACTCCTTTAAAGTTATATTATTTTGTTTTTAAGCCACCTGACAGGCTCAAATTTTGCATTTAAACTTGTCGGATAACCTTTTGTACCTAACTTAAATTTAAAGCTCTTATATTCAAAATATACAAGCCATTTTTTCTATAGATTCAATTTTTTCATTTTTTGAGCCTATAAAATTTTTTAGACTTAATTTTTTGAAATTTTAAGTCTTAAACTAATTCAAAATATTCATTTATACTTTTCACTATAGCATCAATATATTCATTTTTCTTTTCAAAAGCTTTTTTTAAATCCTCATTGTTATCAATAAAAAACGGCTCTGAAATGACACAAGGAGCTTTTGTCCTGCTTAACAGTCCACTCCCTCTACCGTGCCAAGGCTCTTTTGCTCCTCTATTCTTTAGCCCTAATGCTTCAGAAACATTTTTAGATAGCAGCTCGGCAAACTTTTTGCCTTTCACACTCCCCGGATAATATATTGCTTCCGTTCCTGTTGCAACTGTGTTAGCACTGTTACAGTGTAATGATATAGCTAAATCTGGATTTAAGCTATTAATTAAAGTTGTATTTTCCATTTTAGAATACCCCCTGTTGTGAGTAAAAGCTTCATATCCGTTATTTACAAGCAATTCCACTAACTCATCTGCCAATTTTGTATTGTACCCAAGTTCAGTCACTTTTTTATCCTGTGACACTGCCCCGCAATCATTTCCACCATGTCCTATTATTACGCATATCTTTTTCTTGTTCAAGGTGGGCTTCACCTCCTGCTGATATTCTTTTATCCACAAAAGTCCGTATTCTTTATCCTCTCCCACTTCTTTTATTTCATACATTTTATGCCCTATTTCAATAGTTTTTCCAATGTGATTTCTAAGTTCTTCAGTCATTCATATCATCCTTTCTATAAATTTTTCTTTTGTATTTACTCTGTTTAACCAACCTTTTAAAAATCCTTCCTGTGAAGGATCTTTTGCTGCAAGATTTTTGTAAAAAGTTCTTTGCAGCTCATGATACTCTTTCAGAAATTCTTCAGGATTTATACTGTTTATTGCTTCCAATGTTTTGTTTCCGATTATTCCATCTACAATTAGACTGGCTCCAAACTTATTAGCAACTATCTGAGCCTTTTTAATTCCTCTTCTTCCACTGTTTACAGCCCAGTCAAATATTGATAAAGCTACTCTGTCATCCGTTATTTTGTCAATATGATTTCCACGATAGTATACTTTTTCATATATTTTTTCTGCATCTGACTTTTTAAAATCTCGCATATCTCCTGTATAACCAAGATACTTTTCTGCATCCTCATGTGTTATACCAAAGTTTGTAGCTCCACCTCTATCATTTTCGTCATTAGTGTAGCCTCCTTCAACTTCGAAAATATAATCTAAAAATTTGTTGAATCTATCCATTATTTCACTTCCTTTCCTAACAACTCCATAAATTTTAAATATTTGTATAATTTCGACGGACTGAATTGACTAGCCTTTAATGTCTTCAAATTATATGTAAGACTATCGTCCAGCCCTTTATTGATTAAATGTAGACATAATTCGCTACAGAAATATTTATCTTTATGTTCTATTCCTAGCTCCAGTAATTGACTAAACAGTATTGCCCCATAGTCATAGCCTTTCCCTTTCAGTTTTTTAAACTCTTCAAGCACTATCGGGACTTCTATATGACTATCTAATTCGTATATATCCATATTATCCTTGTAAACAAACGGCTTTATTCTAACTCCACCAGGATTGCTTAAGTAGACATAGTCATTATAGATGAACTCGCAATGTGAGTATTTTCCTAACGTTCGCAACGTTATTAATAATCCCACTATGCTTTTTGGTCTATGAAAGCTTATATATAGCTTATTTTTTTCTAACTGCATAAATACCTCCTTACATATTTTTATACGCTTTTTCATATCTGTCTTTAGCATCGTATTCTTTTAACTCGGTATCGGTTAAATTTTCCAAGTTGTGTGACAATAGAGTTTCCGTTGCCATAGCTTTAGTAGTATGTGATTGCATTATATTCGCCATTTTCATCATATCCTGCAATGTCAGATTAACGTATTTTTCACTGTTATCCTTTGTGTAGAATTTCCAGTTCTCAAATTCCGTCTTTTTCATCGCTTGACACATTACTACTATTCTAGTTAAATTTGATTGGTCTATACTCCTGTTGTTCTGCAAATATTTCACACCACCTACTTCAAACTCAAACGGAGCAATATCATACTCAAGTCTTAAATCATACAGTTCTTTTTTTATCTGTTCTATACGTTTATCCCTGTCCAGTTTAACTGTGTTATTTTCAATAAACTCACACTCAGATAAATTAACAGTTATTATCTTATTATTTTCTATTATTTCATTATTGGCTAAAGTATATCTGCCAACTGCGTATAATTCCTCTTTTGTC